GCCACAAGGCCCTAGCGCACTGCTTCCGACAGTTTACGACTTGCCAAAGCCTGTCGCCATGTAGTTGAAGTTGCGGTCAACGATTGTGCCGCTGCTGTTCTTGAACGTCACCGTAAAACCTGTTCGAGAAATGCTGCTCAGCTCGAAGAAGTCTCCAGTCGCCATGTTCTGCGGCGTGATGCCAATAGTAGGCAATGCGCTGTTGGCTCCGCCCAGACCGCTGGTGCCAGTGAAAAACGGATTAGCAAACGTCACTGCTTTAGCAGATGTTCCGCTTGCAATGGCTGAAGTGCTCTGCTCTGTGCGCTGCGAGAACTGTGCCTTGTAACCCAGCTCGTCCACAAGGATATTTTGAGCCGCGTTGGTCGAGGTCAACACGGCTTTGAATTGAAATGCACGCCCCTTTAAGATGCCGTTTGCCAAAGGCTGCCAAGCGGTGTAAGTCGGAGTGCCGGACGGATCGTCGTTGGTTTTTCGCACATACAGCTCGGCATTGACTTGATCGACAACACCGCCGTCGATGTCCAGCCAAGTGTCAATCTTGGCCGTCCGACTATCCCAAGTGTCAGACGGGTAAATGCCGCGAGCGACTAACCGACGTTCCAAGTCGAGGCTGTAAACGGCCTCCAAGTCCAACGTGTCAGCGAAGGCATATTCACCAGTGCCTGCAGTTAAGCCATCACTGTCAAGAATCAAGGCATCATAGGTTGAGTCGTAGGTGGTGTCGGTTTTGGTGCCACTAAACGGCGTTGGTGTGATCTGGTCTTCACGTTGGACCTTGACGCCAAAGAAGGTTTGTGAAACCGGCTGATCAACAACAACGCTGGCCTCTGTCGCGCTTTTGCGGAGTCCGTCATCTTCAAATTTGACGAGGTACTCCCCCTCTAGAAGAGGCACAGTCGCTTCAGTTGCACTGCCTGCAATAGCTGCAATTAAGTCAGTGCTATTACTCCACGTCGCGCTGCCATCAGTCAGATTGCTGTGGCGGATATGCACTTTGCCGCTGACTTTCACATCAAGGTCAACGGTCTCGTCCCAGCGCAGCCGTGCGCTGTTGTAGTTAAGCGGCTCTAACGTAAGGTTCTGCACATTGCCTGGGATTGCTGTTTTACCTGCGAGAGTAAATGTCTGAGAAGTTGTCGGGCCAGTTTTTCCAATAAAACTGCGCGGCGTAATCTGCACCTCTAAAGATCCAGCCTTTAAGCCTTTAACTTGCGTTGACTGTGTTTCCGTCTCAATTCTTTCAAAATTATTATTGTCGAGTCGATAACGAACAACAAAATCACTGACGTTTGCAACAGGGCTTGACCAGCTAACGTCAACACCTGTTCTAACGGTCCCACCCTCTTCGTATAAAAATTCAGTTGCTGACAAGTTTGTTACAGCAGTTGGCGTGGCAGAAATGTTGGTAATATCGCGTTGAGTTAAATTTAGATCTTGCTCAACCGCATCGTAGATGCTCTCGTTATATTTAATTGCTGTAACGCCAAAAGCACCGTCTTCGTTTTCAGCAACACTAATTATCCGAAACTGTTGCGATTGAATGTCGGTTGTTTGGATTAGCCAGGGGGCGAAAGCCGCTGGGGCCTGACTAAATGCAGTGCTGACGTTAATGGCAGTACCGCTGATTGAGTCAATGTCTCTTGTCTCAATCAAACCGTTCGGCAGAATAACGGAAATCGTCGGGCTGTTTCCCATGCTGACTGAAAGTTCAGTGCTGCTGTCAACAGTTACCTGAAGAGTTGTTGCTGAAGAAACGCGCCCATTTCTTCGTGTTCCGCCTCGCACAGGGTCTGCAATATCAACCACCATGCCTGGCCTGACGACGATTCCAGAATCAATGCCAATCGCAAAGTCGCACGTTTCATATAAGTCTTGTTCACTGAGCAAAGTCCACTTACCAAGCCTGTTGGCCTGGCCTTGGGAATAGCACCCAACTGCCTTGATGTCTTTATTGTTGACGCCATATTTAGCGACGGCGTTAGCGTCCTCTACATACTCAAACGACACTTCCCCAAGATCGTCATAGCTCTGATAAGCAACAGTGGCGCAGGTGTGACGGCTGCGGATTGATGATCCAGAATATGAAAACACGCCATCAATAACATTCGCTGGGCCAAGCGTATATTGAGCGTCGGAGGGCTTGTCCTGCAGCAGAACTAGTGAACCTGCACCGTAGTAAGAGATGCCCCTGAAGATGCTGCTCATCTCTTGAATGACGTTATAAACCTCTCTGCGTTGATTGATCAGCAGGTTGCAGCTAAAACGTGGCTCCTGGCCACCTTTACCATCATCGACAAGCGTATTGCAAAATTGAGACACAGAGAAGAAATCATACCGATCAAGAGAAGATTCAGGAATCCCAGCACCATACCTTTCATTAGTCAGCAAATCCCATAAGCACCAAGCGGGATCTGAAGTGAAATGTGTGCCTGACTTAAATTCACCATTCCAAACCCCCGAGTAGGTGATTCTTCCGATATGTGTTGTTGTGTCTACAGTTGCGTTGCTTGGAATCTTGACCTTGATTCCTCGGATCAAATACTTACGTCGGGGGATATTCCTGAACTCGCTTGAGTCAAAACGCAACCCCACCAATGCGCTGTTTGGATAAGCAAGCTTGGCGTCGATGATCGAAGTAAAACTCTGCCAGTTGGTAACGTTTTGCAGTTTCGTTCCGCCGCCGTCTCCAGTGTTGCGAACAACTTTTATGTCTACAGGAAACGAACCGCTTAGCGTTATCAAATAATCTCGCTGGTATGCGCCACTGCTTTTGCCTGAAATTGTGTCAGTCTTGACGGTATTAAAGCCGCCGCCATTGTATTGAACTTGGATGCTAATGCTAACGCTTGTGCCAACAATGTCTCCATCACTTTCAATGTTTTGTAGAGAAGGAATTTGAATGGTTACACGTACTCGATCGACGTCTGAATCAGTAATTTGACGTGTGACTGGCGATGCGTTTGTGACTTGCACTCCAACAGCCGTTTCACTTTCTACGTTAGAAAAAACGCCAGGGATGTACGTTTGCCCCTGAGTGCCATTCCGAGTGGCAACAGTAAAGCCTGAAAAATTGTCATTGCCACCAGCATCTTCAACTGGCGTGCCATCAAGAAAAATGCTTTTATTCCCATCATCTAGTCCCTGAATCTCGCCTTCACTGAGCAAGTCAAGAACGTTGGCAAACTGCTTTGACTGCAGCGAGTCATCTGCCTCAGTTGGCGTTTTGTTAGATCCTCCGCCTTTGCCGCCGCCGCCGCCGCCAAAACCGGCGATGTATTTTGATTCAGTCATGGTCAAACCTGATCAACATCAAGCCCAGCAGAAATAACCGCTGACCCCACGAACACTCTTCCATAAGCTATTGGAACAGGGACGCCCTGGCGCACTGTATTGGCTACTCCGCTGAAGCTATTCGACTCCAGCTGAGACGCTTCCCTTGGTGGCTTTGGCACAGGCGAAATCATTTGAGCGATTCCCCCCAAGATCAAGGCCCCGCCAACCAAGCCAACCTTTGTTACCAGCGCACCGCTAAGGCCGAGACCAAGACCAGGGATAAAAACTGCAGCGGCCACAATCGCAACGCCAACCAAAATACTGCCGAGGCCCCGGCCTGCACCAATCAAAACCGGCGTGATGCTGAAAACATCTTGCTCACTCCACGGCGCAAACATGCCGGACATGTCGTCGTTGTGGATTTTTTGCTTGCCTACCGTGACGCGATAGGCAACACCATTTTTTTCGCTGTCAATCAGCCACCGCTCAAGATGCGGAAAATTTGCCAACAGAGCACGCATCGCTTGGGCAGGCGTGTCAGCCACAAACTCAAATCGAGTCTTGCCCAGCAGTTCGCGCAATGCGCCGTAGACCTTAACGACTTTCATGCCTCAAGGCGCAGGCTACATTTTTCAAATAATAGCCGCCTAGGACATCGCGACTAGACAGCCGTCCTTGGACGTGATGCAAGACCAACTGATCACCCAAGTAAATCGCTGCGTGGTTTGGCACAGGAGACACAAGGTGCATCAGCAACGCATCGCCACGCTGTAGTTCCGCGATCGGGATCTGTCGGAACCCTTCTTTTTCAAAGTTCTCCAAATAGAGATTTTCGCCATGATCCCACCACTTGTCTCGGCGTGGGTAGTCCCGCAGCTGCAGCCCAAACTCACGCCTGTACCAATCGCGGCAAAGGCTGTAGCAATCCACTACGCCATGGGAGAACTCCCGCCCCACATACGGCAACTCAAAGCCTTCAGGCTCGCAATAGCCCCAGTTTTCAGTGCTTGGATTAACGATGTGCCAAGGCAAACGGCTTTGCTCGCAAGCAACGCGATCAGCTGGCGAAGGATTGTGGTTTGTTGTTGGGTGGCTGTGAATTACAGCAACGATCTCGCCCTTGTCTTCTGCGGCTGCATAGTCAACAGGATCAAGCACAAAATGCTCGTCTGGCGTGTCAGCTAAGTTTTTGCAAGGAAAGTAACGACGCTTGCCCTTTACTACAGCCACCAAACCACAGCACTCCTTAGGACTCTCTTCTTTTGCATGAGCCAAGATCTGGCTCTTAATAGAAGGCGGCAGCGTCATGAAAGCAGCCCCGCTCCTGGGAATGAACCGAACGGTAGTTCGTTATTCTCGCCAAAACGTTTCTTGCAACTGCTGAGTCGCTTGCCGCACGCATCCTGCGCCAGGGTTGAAACGGTGTTGTTGTTTACGTCAAAATAATTACTGCCCGTGTAACTACACTCGGAGCTGCGATATTGCCATTGGCAAATGTTTGCCACTACCTGACGGTTTGGCAGTTCCTTGTTTGACAGGTCAAACTTACTAGCCAGCTCAAAGCTAACAACGTCTCGCGACTCTATAGCTTTGCGATCAATGAACCATTCTTCAACCGGAAAGGTTGCATAAGGATCAGCCGCTGACTCACCATCCAAAAACTTTTTCAACGTCCTGATTCGCTTGACTTTAGCCCCTGTCAAATCATTGCCTACGGTTATTTTATTGACGTCAATCAATAATGCCGTGACCGCTCCAGTCAGATTAGAAACGGTCAGGGTTGGCCGTGGAAGTTGACCACTATTTGTGTACTCAAAGCCCTCAGCTTTTACAGGTAACCGCGCGTAACTGTTGCTATTCCAGGTGATGTTACCAGTAACGTCTGCATTGACTCCGGCGTGCCATCGCAAGATGTCCGTGCTGCCATGAAGCGTGTTGTCATAGTGCAGCTCAAACAGCTCAATAATTGCATTTGGAGTGAGAACTGACAGGTCGGCATAAACCGAACTGATTGCTGTCCAAACAACAGTATTGTCAGTAATTGTGCTGCCGATGTCTGTCGGCCAACTTGGCTCTGAACTGCCAGACGTTCCGGCTGTCGTACACTCAAAAACTAGGCCGCTGTTTTGAGACGTTGACGCACGTCGAATATCGCCAACGGCAAACGCGGTGCTAGCAGCCCAAGCGGTGTAAGCCATCAGGGTTCAAACTGCTGAACGAATGTTGCCTGTATTGTGGCGCGGTTCAAGTATGGAATCGACTTGCTCCAGCTTTCGCAAATAAATTTAGAGCTGCTGCTCTCCCCTGGCGGCGTGAAATCAAAGCTCTCCATATTGTTCGCTGCCCTTGCATCCAAGAACGTTTCGATTGTGTCAGCATCTGTCTCTGACACTTCAAAGGTTAGGGTAAAAGTCTTGGGGTTTTGATTGAGGCCAAACGTCAGCCTCTGGCTAAACCCGTCTCCGAATTGCTGCCTCTTGAAATTTGGGGCGCTGCTTTTTTGGATGCCGTAAGTTGGCGTGATTGAAGGGAAAGTGGCCATCAGGTTGCAAGTAGACCGCCAGGACGTTTTTGCTTGACCAGCTCAGCCTGAATAGCAGAACCAAGCATCTTGCCAAGCTGTGACGCGCCACCCTCGTCGCCCTCGACAGAAGAGCCTGAGGCGTCGACGTTCACCACAATGCTAGTACTGCCACCCATTGCGTTATTGGGAATGATCGTCCCGGCAGTTTTAGGAACAAACAGCTCAGGCCCACGCTCGCCAACAACAGAAGGACGGCCAACAGGCGGACTGCCACCATTGGCAAAGAACTTCATGCCAGAAGTCTTAGGCACAACACCAAAACCGCCACCAGCACCACCACCGCCTCCAAAGATGTTGAATCCACTCAAGGCGTTCATCAGCTGCTGCTGAAGAATCATCCTGGCCATTTGCTTCAAAACACCAGCAAGAGATTCAGACAAGGACTTGGTGCCGTCTACTGCATCCAAAATTGAATCGACAATGCCGTTCCGGAAAGTGGTATTTAGCTCTTCATACTGGCTTTTTTGTTCTGAAATTTTCTGCCTGAGTTCATCCTGGTAAGCCATTTGAGCTTCAAAGCCTTCAGCCGCCTCCTCTATGTTTTTTGCCCGCTGATCTGCAATTTCCTTGTCGATCCTGAAGATCTCCTGCCTGAAATTATGTATCGCCTGCTGAAGTGCGTTCTCTTTCGCTACAGGCCCCAAGTTGCTCTCAGATATTTTCTGCTTCTCAACCATAAGTTTCAAGGTTGCCGCTAGGCGTTGTTGCTCGCCCTCCTGAGCAGCTCTCAGTTGATTATTGAGATCAAGCAGCTGTTGGGACATGTCTTTAACCGGCGGATCCTGATTGCCGCCCGAATCATCTTTGTCCTTGGTCTTTTTAGGCTTAGCTTCTGCTTCAGCCAGTGCTGCTCTGAGTTTCGTCAAGCGTTGCTGAGACTTAAGCAGCTTGGCGTTGATGCCAAGCAAAGACATCTTTGCGCCTTTATTTCTTTCAACAGATATAGTTTCTTCTTCTATAGCGATGGCAGATTTCAACGCCTCAACAGAGCCGTCTGACATTGCATTATTGAAGCGATCTTGTGCTGTTTTTGCGTCAGCCAGACTCTTAATTAAAGATCCTATAGCAAGTGCGGCCAAGGCAACCGGAAAGCCTTTAACTGCAAGATTTAGCGCGCCTTGCGCTGCTGCGGCGATGTAGATCTTTGCGCCGAACGTGTTCAGCATGGCAATCTGCGCTCCGATCACGCCAGCCAACTTCGTGCCAATAAAAGCGTCAACAGCTTTTTTGAGCAGAATAAATCCTGTTGTCGCAAGACCAACTTTTAAGGTTGCATCAGCTAAAGGCTGAGGAATCTTACTTATCTGCTCAAGCACAGCAGCAAGGGCGTTTGCTGCGTTTGTAGCTGCTGGCTCTAATAGCTTGCCGAGCGCCTCAGCAGCATCACCAGCGTTTTCACTGAGCAGGTCGAGTGCGCCAGCAAAGCCCTCGCCAGCAGCCGTTCCAGCGCCTTCATACTGCCCCTTGATCGTCTCAAGGATCAAAGCCTGGGCATCTAGCAACTTGTTGGAATCGACCAGCTTCTTGATCGTCTCCGTCTGCGCCTCGTTAAACGTGATGCCTGAACGGCTCAGTGCAGTCAGACCGCGCTTTGGATCCTCAAGCGCCTTGGCGAGCTGAACAGTTGCACTCTTGACATCAGATCCCATGACCTGGGCGATGTCAGCAGCAACCTCGGAAACCTCTGTAAACGACTCAACCGCGATCGCGCGGAAGGACGACAAGATATTGAACGACTGAATGAAGTCGTCCTGAGAGAACAACGTTGCGTCACCAAGCCTGTCGGCTGCTGCCCTCAACTCATCAAGCTGCTTAGAACCGCCCGCGCCGATGCGCTCTAGCTGTGCGGCCAAAACCTTCAGATCAGCTTGGCGCTTGCCAAAGGTATTGAGAGAACGATTAGCAA